TACGTAGAACTTGTTCTAGTAAATCAATCGTATCTGCGGGTAAGTCATATTGAGAAGTACCCTGTACAAGGCTTACTGTGCCCTCGTCAATTGTCCATAAATTGATACCGCGATTCTGCCACTCAATAGTCAACAGATTCATAGACCTACGTGCGGTACGAAGGTCATACCCAGAACGCATTTCACGGCCCGCACGTTCCCACGCTTCTTCAGCGATCTCCGTGAAGTCCATATCAAATGCTGTTGTTCCAGAGGTAGCCATCTACTTCTTCTTAGCTGCTTTCTTAGCTGGAGCTTTCTTAGGTGCCGCTTCTTTCTTAGGTGCGGGCTGTAGTTCAGCTAACACCGCATTGGCCTCTTCTTCGCTCATCAAGCTAGCGTTTACGATGTTGTAAGTGCCGTCTTCGTTCTTGCTACCAACTTGAAATACGGGCCTACCATCAGAAAAATTACCGTTTTGAAAAACCTCTAACTTAGCCATTCTTAGTACCTCTTACGTACAAAGTTTTCTTTCTACGGTTGCCCATTACAGCCCCGCAACCTTTATGATTTTCGCGGATCATACCGCCCGCTTTTGCGGTTCTAACCTTAGCTTTAGGTGTGTTAGACACCACCTGCTGCCCCTGCGAGCCAGCTTTTTTCTTTTTACGTGCGGTAGTGGCACGTTCAGACTGACTCAATGACTGCGCCTTAGACCTTGGCAAACAACGGTCTGGGTTCTTTTTATCTTTAGACGTGCCGCACGGCCCCTTGATCTTGCCATCGGTGCCGATACGAACCCAATCTTGGTCACGCCATTGTTTAAGCTGTCCCATTACTTCTTCTTTTTCTTGCTGCCTTTAGCGTAGCTAGGGTCTTTGCAGTACTTAGATGCGGCCATATTTGCATAAGCAGACGGGTAGGTATCGAAGGTACGCTTGGCCCACGCCTTACCAGAAGGACATATCTTGCCTCCTGATTTAACCTTCCCGCCTTTCTTATAGTAGTGTCTCATCGCATCTTCGCTGGGCGCACACCCTTACGAGCGATACCGGCACCGCGAACCTTGCCGCCTTTAGCCATGCCTTTGGCTTTCATTTTACCACCAGCCATATAGCCCTTGGTCTTCATACCGCCTTTGGCGTAGCCCTTGGTCTTCATCATGCCGCCTTTGGCCTTGAATCCCATCTTGTTACGCACTTGCTTAGGCAGCTTCTTAAGACCTTTGTTACCCTCTGGCGCGTCTTTCAACCCTCCAGCCATGTAACCTTTAGTCTTCATCTTGCCACCAGCCTTCATGCCTTTGGCTTTCATCTTGGACTTCATCATGCCACCACCTCGACGTTTGATAGGCATTT